CTCTCCACCATAGGCATTATCTCGCTCCACCCTTGCCCTGAACTCCTGGCGTCCGGTGAGTGTTTTTAGTCGCTCCCGTTCACTCATATCCCGAAGTAGACTCGGAATATCGACACCATAAGCGGTGTCGTACACGATCTGCTCAAGATCGTATGAATGACAAGGCACATAAGCGTAGAACATGTCGTACGCCTCCACGCAATCGGCCATCATTGAGATAGCGCGATATAGTGAGTAACGGGAGTCTTTTAGCCACGGGTTGTACTTTTCCGGAAACGCTCGCCGAACTGCGATGTCCCTCGGATCCCGATGTGGCCGGCCAGACTTCCATTCATGGCCTAGGTAAGGCACACGCTCGCCAAGTTCGCACCTCACGGACTTGTCGACGCTGAGGATCATACCCAGCTCCCCAGCAGCCTCCTGAACTTGATTCATTTCAAGGTAGGAGTTTGATGCCACTACACTGTCATCCCCGAGAATAGCGATTTCTCGCTTGCGTGGAGCCCGACCTGTGAGCTTGATCCACACATAATTGAGAATGATCAAATTCACGACACTGTCAACTAGCGACGTGAATGCCGACCCAGATGGCACGCCACGATGGACTTGCCAAATTGAGGCGTCAGGTAGTAGTATGCGCGTGTGGATGAAGTCGTGGACGATCCGATTCCACATACGACTCCATCGAGCATCCAGAACTACGTGAGTACGGAGGATCGCGAACGCATCACGAATCAACTTCTCATTGATTGAGGAGTCGAAACCTGAGAAATCGAACGCGTATATGAATCGCTTGCGGGCCTGCATGCTTACGATTCGCGCACCAATTTCTCGGTAGCTCGCTCTGTACGAGAAAGTCCCGTGATGCGACGATAGTCCTTCGAACGCTGGTGTGGAGAGACACGTAGCCAGAACAGTCGTCGTATCCGGTGCCTGCCATACGAGGCGAGCTTTCGGATGGTGTATCCCATGCTGAACCCGCTTGCCCACAGTAGAGCAATCGAGAGCGGATCCTTCGTCGAGAATACGATAAGCCCGACGGAGTGTGTCAGATGGGTCGTTTTCCCGATTGAAACGGAAAGTAGGAGCGCCAGCCCAGCTGTCGCGATGGAGATAATGCTCCACCACTTCATCTGGAGCAAGAACGCTGTACCTTCTGCCGTTTCCACCCGCGTGACGGTACGCCTGAGCGATTGCGCGCTCATAAACTCCGGCGTCCCAACTACGGGCAAAGACTCCTCGGTGCGCTGTACCATTGTTTTCGGAAACAGCACTTCGCCTTCCTTGAATGACTGATCGTGCAGCCACACGTCGTCCGGCTCCAGCACGTCGGGCTGAACGGCCTTCTCCATTGGCCGCGGTTCGTACCCGTAGTATGCTTGTTCCTGAGGAGTGAGCGTCCTCCGTGGTCGCTCTGGTGTTGGATGGTGCGGTGTCGTCGCCTCCCTTGAGGGCTTCGATCCGCCGAACGAGGGCGGTCGGAACGTCACTGGTGTAACGTTCGAGTCCCTCCAGGATGGCTCCTGGTTCCCAGACACTTTTGTTGTCCCGTTCTGGTACGAGATCAAAATCGTCCTTCAGAAGATGGTAATTCATCCGGTCGATAACGATTCCCGTCCTTCTCGCGAGCTTCAGAAGCTCAGACTTCCCACGCGCGTTCGTTCGATACTGACCAAGGTATTCTATCGCGTCGTTGGGTGCACAAGGATCGTAGTGGTCATCTACTGCGTGCGTGGCGCTCATGCGCAACACCTTAGATAGGGCCTTGAGGTGAAGAACACTAGCCGCCGACCCAACAGACGACTGATGTCCATGCGACTCCTCTCACTAGTCGTCGCTGTTGTCTCGAACAACTCCACGCAATCACATGCATATATCATATGATTGAGGATGGGTGCCTACGCCATCCAGGGAACCTCACGGCGTTCCACATGTCCAGAGTCCAACTGGCACACTGACAATGGTGTCGTCTGTGGTATGAGGTAATCTC